TGCTGGTTTAGATGTTAATCCCTCAATAGCTTCTCCAACAACTGGAGTAATAATTGTACCCAACAACTCGCGATAAGTTTCGGCTATACTTATTGGTATAGCTACAGTATCTAAGATGATAGGTCTAGTAGCTTCTTCAGCAACTACTCTACCAATTTGCACCAACTTCGTCTTTAATCTTTGTTGGCCAACTAAAGCAGTAGAAACTACTTTAATTTGACCAAAGAAGATGAATCCAGCTGGATGAAGTACTTTAGTAACTATATCCTTCCAATCTTGGAAGGACTTACTTGTTTTAATTACATATGAGTAATCTTGGTAATAATAACTGTCTTGTAAATATTTTCTATCAGATAGAAATCCATTATTATCAGCGTATCTTCCATCAGCATCATTCCATTTCCCAGAGGAAGGTTGTAACATATCAACCCTGGGGAAATAAAGTTCTATCTGATCTTGGAATAATATATTAAATAAAGCTTCGTATGAAGGCAATGAACCTTTAGCTAGATATAAGTCGATAATCTGCTTATAAAGCTTTCTACGATCAACACCTGTAACTGTTGGAATTGGACCTGCAACAGCACGTTGAATATACGGTAGAAATTCTTCGGCAACGTTATCAATATTCTTAATATCGACTAGTTTGTTTATAATACTACCAGGAGAATAAACTGTTGATTGCTGCCACTCTAAATAAGCTTCAAGGAATTCCATGAAGCGTTCATTAGCGCGAAGATGTTCAGGTATTACTTCGTCTAATACGTAATACTGCGGTGTCGTAGTCCCTAACCTGTCAGTTAAAACGGTATACGGCATTTTTTAATCTTCTTTATGACGAGGAGTTGTTGTGTAACTTACACCTGCAGGTGTACCACCCGTAGCAATAGTATCAACTTCGCCAGTTACTGTAACATCATCCATATTAATCTTTATTAATTGATTTCTTTTAGGAGCAATATCATTAGAATTTGGAATTCCAGTAATAGTAATATAATCACCGCTTATAGCAGATGGAGTAAATTTTTCTAATACTACTAATCCTTGATCTGCAATGATATAACCTATATCTGATATTGTAGTAATTTTATTATTATTTAATAGTTTATATATTTCTAATGTATGTGTTCCGCCTTTATCAGAATGAGGTTCAGCGCTACCCAATGTTTGAGCTCTATCTTGTATGTAAGATGTTATTCCACCATACGTGAATGATGTCGAAGTAATAACTTTATCGTTTGAACGCGTAGAGTATAATGGAGAAGAGAATTGTATGGTATAAAGTCTTGGTGTATTTAATATTGGGACCAAGCGTTTTACCATAAACACTCTGACTGTACTATTTAAAATAGATGGATCACACGCGTCAATTAATCTTGTTAATTTAGAATTTCTAAACACACCATCAAATTGTTGTAAGTCCGCAGAATTATAATTTGCAATAGTTTCTGTTACAAGTTGTTTTAATTCTCCAGCAGTTCTAGATGTAAGTGCAGGATTATACTTATAAAATACTTCTAACTTAAGGTATGTGTATTCTGGATCGATAATCTCTGGACTGATAGAAACAATATTGCGTGGCTTTAAGACCTGATCTTTGATCTTTTGTTTTTCAACTTCATCTAACGTTTCACCATCTTTTGGTTTAATAGAGATATAAGCTTTACCGTATTGAGGAGGATCGTTTTGTTCTCCACCCCATACTGCAATAGATTCAATATTAGAATAGTTTTCTAAGATAGCAGCACGGTAGTCATCTGGTGTAACTACTCTATTTTGCGCAATATACGTCAATGGTGCATTAAATTTAATAGAGTCGTTTGATTCGCGATCAGAACCAGAATCAGATTTTGATACTGTTGATATAGTAACATTTGTATTACCTTCAATATTTCCGTTTAGCGTAAATATCGTTGCTCCATTAGCTTCTTCTGCAGCAGTAGATAACCATTCAATTTCCACCACATTACCAGCATCCAATTTTTTAGATGTTATACCATCGCCAAAATAAATTTCAAATCTTTCTGATACGGCTTCTTGTATGTAATATGCTTTTGATTCTGCATTAACTTTTGTAAAATCTTTTGCCAATGTGTATACATCAGATAAAGTCGCAGAAAGGTTTTCTTTTACTTTAACAGTGATAGTTTCTCTATCACAATATAAATCTAAAATTTCATAATATTGATATTCATCGAATGAATCTACTACATAGAACGTAGATTTTAAAACGCCTTGATTTATCTTAACATTTTCAAATGTATACACTCCTGCAATAGGAGAAATCGTTTGAGTTTCAAGCACTGTAAAGATGTATTGCTTATCATTGATGGTCGTCGTGAATTCTGTACCTCTATCAAGAGTTAACCTAGAAGGAGCACCAGTTGGATTATTCACAACAATATTAATAGTTGCAAATGCAGAAGTTTTAGAACGTGGGATATAACCTAATAACTTAGCATGAGATACAATATTCTGTCTACGATCTGCAGAGTCTAAGAATACCTCATTCACCGCCATGTTTGCATTCAATGCATTGTAGTGTGTATTATATGCTAAAAGATCTATGAGCACAGCCATGCCAGATCCTTCGAAGTCGTAGTCAGTAAATTTACCGCCAGCTTGAAGACCTTTTAAATGATCCTTTAAATTTTCTTTTATTTGAAAGAAATCTAGTTCGGTTACATTGATCGGCATATTATCTTGTTCTCTCTAATACAATAGTTGTTGTTGCTACTTGACCAGTAGTGATTACTTGAAATTCTAGTGTGAGCCTATACGCGTTCAATCCTTCGTCAAAGACAGAATCAACTTCAAGTATACGTGCTCTTGGCTCAAAGTTAGCAAGGACTCTGCGGACAGCTTCTTCTATACCATGAATCGTAATATCATCTGCTGGTTCAAATAATAAACCTCTAACTCCAGATCCGATTTCAGGTTGAAATGGTCTTTCTTGGAAATTAGTTAATACTAAATTTTGCACAGACTTTTTAACTGCATCAACGTCGCGAATTGGATTTAAATCTCCTGTCACTGGGTTGGGTCTAAACAATAGGTCTAAGTCTGCATACGTAGATTCTCTACCGCCGTACGTTAGTTCTCGCATAGTCTGAGAACTGCTTGGACGATTGCCTAATACTTTGTCTGATAAGTTTTGTGAGCGCATGGTTCTATTTATTATGCCGTGAATGCTTTATATGCTTTTTCTTGAGCATTTATTCTCTTTTGGTAGTCTACTACTTTTGCGGGATCAGCATTAGGTTTGCCTGCATTAACTATGGCTCCACATTCTCCCCAAGCCTTCTTATCGGCATAATCAGAAATATTTTTAGTCTTAAAATACCAAGCACCAGTCTCAACAGCGATATTCTTATCTGTAACTACTAAGTCTGGATTTTTAACTAGACGATCGTCCCCAAAGAATGCCTTCGATGCTCTAAGATAGTTGTCTTTAAATGTAAGTTGTTTCAAACCTCTTCCACGATATTTCCAACCATCACCAGGTTGAGGATCTAATAACTTACGTTCTACCATATAGATGACGTTAGCAACGTATTCTGCTCCCTTTGATACAGCAGCTCGAGCATCGTCAAGCGTAGCGAATCGTTTATTTCCTGGGTTTAAATTTTTAAATATAAAGTCTGCACTATACTTTACGCTTTCTTCAATTTGTGTCCAACTCGTTTCAACTCCAACATTACCAACAAATGCAGCTACACGCTCAGGTGTTGTAATATTGTATTTTGGTAAAGTATCTCTTAGGTAATCATACCAATTACCTGCTGCAGCGCCACCAGCCGCTACTAATTTTTCTTTAGTAAATGCAAATGTAAATCCAGAAGATGGAGGAGTCGATGGTTTAGTTTCAACTACTGGATTTTTTTGAGGAACTATAGGAGGAGTTGGTTTTACTTGAGGCTTAGTTTCATAAACTGGTGCAGGAATTACTGCAGGAGCTCCAGGCGGAGGAGGAGTTACTTTAGTTATTGGAACTTCTTTAGTAGTAACAGGATCTATTACAACTGGAACTGGTTCTTTTGTAACTGGATCTGGAATAGTCTTCTGTACCACTTCAACGTTAGGTACTACAGGAACTTCTTTCTTAGTAATAGGATCAATCTTTTTCTCATCACATATACTTGCAGTTAAAGATTCTATAGAGAGTGAACTAAGTTGTTCTTGAACATTTTGGAATGCAGCACCAACATTACCCAATGCATCATTGAGTTGTGTAAAAATATCTTTATTGCCTTGAGCATTCAATCCAACCGGTTTAGGGATCTTCGCAATAACCGTATCTAAGTCAGGAACTGCTGTACCAAACTTGGCTTTTAGTTCTGCAACTTTTGCAGAATATTCCTCAGCGTTTAAGTTAGGAAGATTAAGTAACTCTTCTTTTAAATTAATACTTTCAAGTTTCGGAACATTTACTTCCTTTAACTTATTCTTAATAGTTGTAGCAATAGAATCTAAGTCACCTATAGAATCCAATCCACCGGCAATCTTTTCTTTAAGAGAATCGATTCCAGCCTTTGCTTCATCTAAGGCTGCATTAAGTCCACATGGAGAATTTGACATATTAGTTTAAATCCACTCTAGGAGCGTCGACACTAAAATTGCCTCCGCTTTCAATTGAGAAAGTTCCGACTGTTTCAATAGTCATGTTTGCATTACACTTAAGGTTCCAATTTGCTTCAGAACCAAACTCTAAACCATTCTTAGATAAGAACTGTTGAGTTGAATTGGTTGATACTGATTGTGCACCGTTTGAGAACGTACTCATAGTGTCTAAGAATACGTTATCTACTTTTCCTGTTACCATTAATGAAGAACTTCCACCTATTGTTTCAGTCTTGTTTACATCAATTAATAACGTTTGATTTTTACCAACGCGAGTTAAGAAATCTTCTTTTACGTTTAAGTTAAAGTTACCAACAGTTTCAATTGCGTCATTTTGTGATATCTTAGTATAACGATTACCGTGTACTTTTAAGTTATAGTCACCCATAACTTCCATTACATAATCACCTTTTACCAATACTCGCGAATCACCTTCGATCGTGATATTTTGTGTTCCACGAATTAAGATATTGTCATCATAAACAACTATCGTATAATTTTCACCAGAAACTTTAGTTACTTTATCACCATCTGGAAATATCTCGTAGAATGTACCTGCAGGATGATGCTCAACAATTCGCGAGTTATTTTCAGAATCATCGATCTCACGGACGATGCCTGTTTCACTCTCAAAGGTATGAACGAATGGATATGTTCCTCTAACTCCACGACGTGGTTCTGGCTCTTCCCATGAGCCCCTGGACTCTTCTGGGGAGTCACTTACAACCGTTGGGATATAAGGTTTAGTAGCTTTCTCAATCCCTTTAACCTGCTCAGCATAGCGAGAATAATAGGATACATGATCTTTCCATTCATTTCTCGCAACCTTGCTTACATCAGTTTCATTATACCAACGAGGATAATTGCCGTTAAAGTCTTTAAAAGCATTGCGTTCGTTTACATTTTGAGTTGGATATCCATGTATAGAACCGAGGATGATAGGATCTTGACAGTTTTCACCGTCTGCAAAGAAACCAACGACCCACGAACCCTCTACTAAACCAGTTGGGGAAAATCCCAATCCAGAAATAGATGCAGACGTCGTAGGCATCATCGTATGAGCCCACGGTAAATCACTCGTCCTAATCTTTGATAAGTCGTCTGTATGTAAACCAAATATTCTTACACGCACACGACCCAATTCTTGTGGATCATCACGATCTTCGACCACACCAGTAAACCAGTTCATGTAATTTTTCATAATTTATTTACCACCACGTTGTTTAACTTTTTTGCCAAGAGAATCTCTTACTACATCCATAATGATTGTGTATTTACCATCAACCATTTTATGATGTGTATGCATTACCAAATATCTTCCAGAAATATATTCATTGCTATCCTTAGCAACACCATATATTGATGGTCTATCGCGATCTACTTCGAATTCGATAATCTTGCCAGGATATAAATCTGTTCTTCCACGAATTACCATATTGAGAGTAGTTAATCCAAGTTGATAAACATATGCATCAGCCTCTAACTTTGTAAATTCCGCTTCGTTGTTATAATTATTATATGAAGCTATACCCCAAGCTTTAGAGTTTTTATTAGTTACATAATGCACTGAATCATATTCATTAAGAGGTTTATTTTGCACTTTAAATTCTTTATTGATAAACGGCACTTTGTCTAAGTGTGCTTTCTTATCAAAATCTTTTAGATAATCATATTTTAAAAGTTTATAAGATCTTGTGCTAATATCCACAGTATGCATAGCAGAACCAAATGCTCCGCGCAGTGTATTCTTATATGTGTTTGAATAATCTCTAATATCATATTCAATAGCTACATTATAAGACGCAGCCAATTGCCCTGCATCAGTGCTAGCTGATGTACCGCCCTTATGTACAAACTTATTATATGTCTTTTGATTGAATAGAGTTGTGTAAGACTGCAAACGATGACC